GTGTCCGGGGACAAAAGGCCCCAGACTTTCACCCCGCCCTACCCCTGCGGCAGCTCGCCACGGGCGCGCAACGCGGCCTCAGAGGCCGTCTTGGCGTCGTGGCAGGGGTTGCAGAGCAACCATTTGTTGGCGTCGTCGTCGGAGCCTCCGGCCCACAGCGGGACCTTGTGGTCAACGACGTCGCCCAGCGTGACCTTGCCGTCCAGTCGGCACCGCTGGCACAGGCCGCAGTCGCGCTCCTTAATGCGCTGCCGGTCGCGCACCCCTGCGCTGCCGCGCTTGCGCTCGACCGTGGAGGCCGGAAGCGACTGCAGGCGGGACAGGCTGGCGACTTGGACGCGCGGCTTCAGCGTCCGGAGCTTCATTTCTTCAGCGGCACCTGGCGGACAATCACGTCGATCGGCGCACGCGCAGGCCCGTAACCCTTCTGGATCAGGAGCTCCTTGGCTTTCTCGTTCTCGGCCAGCACAGCGCACATCGAATCAAGTAGCTCTTCGTTCCGGCCGCGGATTGCGCGGTCAAGCATCGCGCGGTAGTGGGATGGCTTCATGCGGCGTCTCTTACATACACGGCGCGCCGGACCCACGCCTCGGTCTGCGCTTCACTGGGTTTCCAGCCGGTCCAACGGTTCGCGATGATCAGCATTCCAACCACCCACTTGAACCACCAGCGCACCCCAACGGTCACACGGATCGATGCCATCGCGCACCTCGAAAAAGAAAACCGCCGGCGCATTCGCTGCTGCCGGCGGCAAAGTCCAACCATGCTGTTGGAGGAGACTCGGATTGATCGGTGAAACTCGCGGCCCAATGAGAAAAGCCCGCCAACCTTGCGGCTGCGGGCTTGGTAGCTCACCATGCTATCTGCGTGGTGAGCAAAACGATTTTTGCAGGCGAGCGGCGGCTGTAACGCGGGTCGGGGTGTTCGCCTGCTCCGGTGAGCGGTGCCGCCTAAGCGATCATTACGCGGGCCGGAGGAAATGTGGTTGATGACGGTAGTCTACATACTATTGCCCGCGCGCTCAACAGTGCGCTGCAAATTTTTATCCCGGTCGCGCCAGTCGATCTTCCGGCCATCGATACGGCTCCGTCGCTGCAGCGCGCCGCGTCTTCTCGTGCGCCTCGCCCCAGCCACTCATTGCGGCTTGCAGGCCATCGATGTCCGCAGAAGCTTGCTCGATCGCGAGCTCGTAGAAACGCTCCACCCACATGTGGTCGAACAGCGTCCGCCCGACCGGCGTGCCGTACCTCATTGGCTCCGGCCTGGCGGGATCGAGCACGACCACATCCACCTCGAGCTTGCGCTGCCGCAGCTCGCGGCGCAGCCGCTCGGCCTCACGCCCATCGAGCGTCACGATACGGTCACCATCCTTCAGGCTATTTAGAAGCGATGTCGTACGGCCGGTGCGCCGCGCGCACGTGAAGCAAATCCGGGCAGCCCCTTTGAGTGCAGCACCGATGCCAAAGTGATCCATGTTATTCCCTCGTACGAACCATCATGCAGCGCGGCGCATCTTCGCCCCCGCGCGCCCGCCGTGCGCCTGGAACAGCCCTTCCAGCTCGCTGACCATGTCCTTGATGCACTCGACCTCCAGCCGCCCACCCTCGATCGACGCCCGCCCGCTGCCGCCGCACGCCGCGCACACCCGGTGGTTGTGCATCTTGGTGCCGTGGCAAACATCGCACTCGCCGCCCAGCCAGTGCGCCAGCGAGTGCAGCGCGATCTTCCTGTACATCGCGTGCGCTGCGGCGACGTCCCATTCGCTCTTGATCTTCATCCAGCCGCGCGCTCGCCCCCTCTCGATGACGACCGCTTCCCACACCCGCGCCAGCTGCGCCAGGTCGCGCGTGCCGCTCTCGAAGGTCTTGTGCACGACCCCATTCGCAAACTTGGCGCGCGCCAGCATCGAGCCGACGATGGTGCCGCTGCCGCCGGACAGGTCGGCCAGCGCCGCCGCCGTCAGCGCGTGGGTGGCCCGGTGGTACTCGTCGTCCTGCAGATTGGACGCATTGAGGGCGGCGACATATTTTTCGACAAACGGCATGAACTTTCCTCGACGTAAGGATGGCCGAGCTTAGCATACGCCTACAAATTTTCGCCTGCGCAAACAGTTTCCATCAGCACAAGAAAACGCCGACGGCGATCCGCCCGGCGCGGGCATATCCGATGACTGCTAATCATTTGCCCCGCCTGCAATGGCGGGCGCGCTTCGATTTGGCTCGCCACTTTTGCGCCAGTTAAACCCGATTTCACCGCCGATCCGGTTCTGCGCGCGCGCCGCCGTGTCGAGATTCTTCTCCAGGTAGCCCATCGTCGTGGTGAAGCTTTTATGCCGCATCACCTTCTGGATGGTCTGGATCGGCACGCCCGCCTCCGACAGCAGCGTGGCGAACGTGCCCCGCAAACGGTGCGGCGTGATGCCCTTGACCGCGCAGGCGGCATTAGCCCGGCGCAGCGCATGGCGCGCGAACCCGGGCGCGAACGGCTGCCCGTCCGGCCGGCATGCGATCAGGCCCTCGGCCTGGCGCAGCGGCTTCAGGAAGTCGCGCAGCCAGTCCGGCAGCGGCACCGGCTCGGCCTCCCTGCCCTTGGTGATGCCGGGCGTGTAGGTGCCGCGCTGCCAGTCGACCCATTCCCAGCGCGCCGACGCCGACTCGCCTTCGCGCAGGCCCAGGCCGAACATCAGCCGCACCGCGACGGCGACGCCGGGCGAACGCACGCACGCCGCGTCGACCGCATCGAACCACGCCCTGGCGACATCCAGCGGCAAGACCGCGCGCGGCCGCTTCTGCACCTTGATCATCGCGACCTTCCACGGCGCCGCCAGGATGATCCCGCGCTTGACTGCCCACAAGGTCAGCAGCTTCAGGATGCGCAGCCAGTGGTTCGCACTGGCCGGCTTGCGCTCCAGCAGGTGCGCGTTGCGCGCCAACTCGACGGCGCCGGTGGTGATCTCGGTGATGCGCTTGTCGCCCAGACCGTAAAGGTGCAGGCGCCCGAAGCGCTCGACGCTGGCGGCATGGTGCACGCTGACGACCGGCCGGTTGGCCGCCAGCCACGCGTCGATCAACTCGCGCAAGGTCGGCACCGGCTTGCCCCCGTTGACGCGCACCACTTCGTCCTCGTAGGCCTTGTTGGCAATTTCCTCCGCGCGCCACCGCCGTGTCTCGCGCGTGCTGCACTGCGTGCGCTTGCGGGCAATCTGAAACCGGTAGTGCCACACCGATCCGACCCTGAACAGACTGGCGCCCATCGTCACACCCGCAGCACGCCGTTGCGGTTGAACTCGGCCAGGGCGGCCAGCGACGCGCGCGCGATCGCCACGTTCGGCACCGTGCGCAGGTAGTCCATGGTGCGCCCGATCCCCTCGCGCAGCACGCGCAGTTCGTCGCCGCTCACGCCGTGGCGGCCGCTGCGCTGGGCGCGCTGCTGGATCGCGGCGACCGCCTCGACCATCTGCCGGGCGACCTCCAGCACCGGGTGGCCGTTTGGGGCGATGCGCCGCGCCAGGTCGGCGTTGCTGAGCAAGTCGTACACGTGCTGCTCCTCGAAGTGGCCCTGCCCGAGCGCCAGGCTGGCGGCGTAGCCGGGGAATTCCAGCATCTGGGCGTTGCGGATGCCGAGCGGTTTCACCACCGGCTTGGGACGGTACGGTTTGCGCGGCTTGCTGGAGCGGCCCATCACGCCCCCCCCAGCTTAGCGATCACCGCGGCGACAATCACCGCGCGGGTGGCCGCGTCGCGGTTGGTGCTCACGCCCGCCGTCCGACAGCCCTGCGGCGAGGCTGCCGCCACCAGGGTGCGCAGGTGGCCGACGTCGATCAGGTGCTCGCTCAGCAGCGGCCCACAGGCGCGCCAGTCGCCGCTCCAGTCCGGTACCGCCGCCTGCCCGCGGCACGCGGCCTGGCCGCGCGGCGGCGTGCCGAGCAGTGCGCCGCCGACGTCGACGATGCCGCTCCAGCCGGTCAGCTCGGCCAGGCGCCGGTTGGCCGCCAGTTGTTCAGCCCTTGTCATGTGCATCCTCTCCCGTTGTCGTTGCCTTCTGTTGGTGCCCGATCCAGCGCTCGCGCGGCTTCATGTCGGCTGCGCGGCGGAACAGCACACAGTGCTTGTGATCCCACGCGACCCACGGCTCGAGGTCCCGCGCCGCGCCGTCGTAGCCGCCGCATCGACCGATTCCCTGCGCCGCCCGCGCCGGATCGTCTTTGATGCCGAAATGCGCGCAGCGTGCGCAGATCTTGTCGACGCGGCTCACCCGGCCCTCCGGAAGCTGGGCCAGTCAAACGCGCACGGGTACGCGTGCTCGTGCAGCCGGTCCAGCACGCGGTCGCCGACAAAGCGCCCCAGCTCGGCCAGCCGCTGGTTGCTGATTGCGATCAGCGGCTTGTGGTGGCTGTAGCGCCGGTTGACCACCTCGGTCAGCAGCAGCTTGGCGTTGTCCTTGTCGGGGATCGCGTCGATCTCGTCGAGGATCAACAGGTCGTACTGGACGAAGCGGTCGATCTCGGATTCCTCGCTCTTGCCCTCGCACCCGTAGGCGGCCTGGATCTCGCTGACCATACCCTTGCCGGTCACGTAGCGCGCCGAGCGGCACAACCGGTTGATCCAGGCCTCGCCGAACTCGCACGCCAGCTGGGTCTTGCCGGTGCCCGGGTCGCCCACCAGCAGCAGGCAGGCCCAGCGCCGCTCGGCAACGATGAAGTCGCGGAACGCGGCGGCCAGCGCGCGCACCTCCTTCTGCGCCGGCGTCGCCGCGGCGAACGCCTGGCCGCGGTAACGCAGCGGAATCCCGGCGATCGCGTGCAGGGTCGCCGCGCGTTCTCTGGCCCATCCGCGCAGCCCCTCGGCGCGCTGCTGATCCTCTAGGCAGGCCGGGCAATACCAGCCGAGGTCGACGCGCGCGACCACGCTGGCTGGGCCGTGGGTCGCGCAGCTGCCGGCCACCGTGTGTACGCGCGCGCCGAGCTGCTCGAGCAGCGCCACCCGCTGCAGCCCGCTCACAGCGCCACCTCGCCGGCCGGCACCGCGATCCCGAGGCGCGCCATCGCGCTGTGCTGCGCCGCGCGGTCGCCAGCACGGTCGGCGCCAGAGAAGTGGAACTTGCCATGGCCCTGTTGCTGAGCGCCGGCTGCTCGCGCGCGCTTGACGGCCAGCTGGTCCCACTTCTCGCGCAGCTTCTTTGGCGACAGGATGTTGGCGCACCAGAACGGGTCCGCGTGGGCCCACTGGAACAGCTCGCAGATCTCGCGGTGGCTGCGCTTGTCGAGCTCGCGCATCAGGCGCACCTCGTCGGCCCACACCGACCAGGTCGGCTGCTTGGCGCTCGGGCTGGTATTCAGGATCAGGCCGTAGATCCAGCGCGCACACTTCTCGTCCTCCGGGGTGGCGTGGCGCTTGCGCCGCTCGGCAGGGGCGATGCGCTTCGCCCGCAGCCGCTCCAGCTCATCGAGCAGCTCGAGCAGCACGCCGGCCTCGACCGCCACCTTCGGCTCCGCCGCGGCCGCCGCGCGCAGTTCGGTGTAGTCACGCATGGATCGCCCTCCGCTGAGGCGGCGGCGCAAACAGCGCCGCCGCCCACCCGTTCGGTGCCGCTGCCGCCTTGCGCTGCCAGTACAGGCCGCTGCGTTGCGCCTTGCGCCGATCATCCACCTCAGTGCCCTTGACGCGCTTCTCGTAGCGGGCCCAGATCTGCTGGCGCGTCAGGCGCTTCAGGTTCTCCGGCGCGTCCGCGCCGGGCCCCGGCACGTACACCGGCATTGGCACGCCGCCGCCGTCGCGGTGCCGCCAGCGGCCGACGTGCACCTTGCCTTCGCGGTGCAGCTGCGCCACCGCCCGCGCCACCGTATAGGTTGGCAGGCCGGTGGCCGCGGCAATGGCCGGCCGCGTGCCCGGCAGCGCCGCCAGCACCGCTGCCCGCGCCGGCGCCCGGCGCGGATCGACATAGCCATCCGGGCGCTTCATGCCGCCTCCCTGCGGTCCTGCTGCTCGTCCAGCGCCTCGAGGTCGAACAGGGTCGGCATGCTGACCTCGCGCTCCATCGCCCGGCAGTAGTGCACCTGGTCGGCAAAGTAACCGGCGTTCAGCTCCGAGCCCATGCCATAGCGCCCCAGCTTCATCGCCCGCACCGGCACCGTGCCCAGCCCGGAGAACGGGTCGTAGACGGTGTCGCCCGGGTTGCTGTAGCGGTTGATCAGGCGGTCGACGATGTCGATCTGGAACGGGCACACGTGCTTCTCGACCGCGCGCGCCGACTGCGCGCCGTTCAAGGTGATCATCCGGTTCACGTCGTGCCACACCGCCGGGTCGGCGCTGCCGGGCGCCAGCGACATGAAGGTCGACGGCAGCGCGCCGCGCGCCTGCAGTTCCTCGCCGGTCTGCACGTGGCGTTCGTAGTCGTACACGTGGCGCAGGCTGTCGTCGGTGAAGAACTTGGCCAGCTTGGCCGGGCCCAGCGCCGCTAGCTCCTCGGCGCTCATCAGCCGGTTACCGCTCGAGCGCCAGAACGCGTGCGCATCGATCTGCCAGCGCGCCAGCGAATAGCCCGGGTCGTACTCGATCACCTCGGCGAACGCGCCGTTGACTGCCTCCTCGAACTCCGGGTGGTCCTCGGTCAGCACCGTGCCGTCCGCCAGCACCACCCGCCCCGTCTTGCTCTTTCTGACCGGCAGGTCGGCATAGCCGCGCGAGCGGTCGCTCTGCGGCTTGTGGAACAGCAGCACGTATTCCGGCGAGCCAACGCCCATCTTGGTTCCATCCTTGCACATCTCCGTGTAGCCCAGCCGGTAGGTCTGGTTGTTCTCGCGCACCACGTCGGTCACCACAGTGATCATCCCCAGGTAGTCGAAGCCATGGCGCATGCCGTGGAACAGCGCCTCCGCGTGGAACGGGCTGACGGTCGGCAGGCCGTCGCCGGTCACGTTGCCGAAGTTGATCCGGTCCTTCACGTGGCAGGCGTAGATGCGGCCCGGCTGCAGGATCCGGTAAAGCTGCGGCGTCAGGAAGTCCATCTGCGCCCAGAAGTGGGCGTTGTCCTGGGTGTGGCCGAAGTCGTTGTAGCTGGGGCTGTACTCGTAGTGGTTGGCGAACGGGATTGACGTCACGATCAGCCCGACCGAGTTGTCCGGCTGTTCGCGCGCCTCCAGCACGCAGTCGTTGTTGGCCACCGTGAAGCGCTCGCCCTTGACGACACGCCGCTCGACGCCAATCGTGCGCGCCAGCGACTCCTGCATCGACAGGTGGTCCAACCCGTAGGCGCGGATGATCTCACCCATCGTGCCCTGCATCGCGTCGTGCTGGCGCCACTTGTCCTGCAGCTCGGCCAGCACGGCACGCTCGACCTCGGTGTGGATGATGTGCACAGTGCACGGCGCAGTTTGGCCGAAGCGATGAATCCTGTGAATGGCTTGAATGAAGTCCGCAAACTTGAATCCAATGCCAGCGAAAATCATCGTGTGGCACTGCTGCAGATTGACGCCGGCGCCATACATCACCGGCTTCGTCAGGAAAACGTCGGTGTCGCCAGCGCGCCACTTGTTCAGCAGCGCCTCCCGCTCATCTACAGTTTGGCTACCAGTCAGGGATGAAACCGAAAGCCCCTCGGCCCTCAGGGCGCGCTCGATGGCTTGCTGCTCGTCGTTGAGATCGCACCAGACGATGACTTGTTCAGGTAGTTCGCCGCCCGATTGACCAGATCGATCCGGTCCATGAACATCCCCAGTCCTGCATTGCAGCGGTGGCACAGCAACCCGCGCACCCTCCCCGTCGTGTGGCAATGATCCACATACAGCGGATGCCTCTTGCTCGCCAGCCCGTGCTCCCCCTCGCAGATCGCGCACCGACCGCCCTGCGCCGCCAGCATCGCCTGATACTGCGCTTCCGTCAGTCCGTACCGCGCCAATTTCTGCGCGCGCGACTGCGCCGCTGCACGTGGCTTGTTCTGGGCGTACCATTCCCGGCTCCGCTGAACGGATAACCCGGGATGCGATAGCCGGTGACTCTCCTGGAGCTCCTTCATCCGCTCCGGGTTCGCCTCGCGCCAACGTTTGCTCCGTGCCGCATGCTCCTCCGGCTTCGCTTCGTAATTCCGCTTGTTGCGCGCCCGCTGCTTGACCAGCAGCTGCTCCTTGTTCTTCTCGTAGTACTCCTTGAGGTAACGCCTTCTTTCTTCTTTCGTCACGGACGATCTCCACGAGTCGCTCGACGCGCTTCTCGATGCTGTCACGCTTCTCCCCTGCGGCAGCGGCCAACCCCATCGCCACGTTCGGGATCAGCAGGCCCTGCCCGTTTTTCTCGGCACCAGCAGCGTCGTAATTACTTGGTACTTCATGGTAGCGCACTCGCAGCTCGGGTAGTACATAGCCGTCATCCGAATGACCCAGATCACTCGGCTTCTGAATGAAGCACGCCCAGCTAGCCACCCACAGCCAGAATTCGCGCTCCTTGTGCGGGTACAAGGTCAGGTTGCCGGCCTTCTCGCTGTCGCGCTGGAAGAAGCGCGTCAAGGCCTGGCCGGTGTCCATCACGCCGAGAAAGCCGGCGTAGTGGATCAGTTCCTTGTAGCGGTTCGGGCTCGGCGTGGCGGTGAACACGAACTTGAACTCGACCTGCTCGAACAGCGGCAGGAACTCCTGGTAGGTCTTGCTGCCGAAGCTGCGCAGCACGCTGGCCTCGTCGAGAGCAGCGGCACCGAACTGGCGCACATCGAGCTTGCCGTCGCGGACCGTCTCATAATTGGTCATGTACAGCGTCGCCGGGTCGTCGACCTCGGCATCCGAACGGATGAACCGCAGGTCGAGCGCCTGGTCGCCGGTGAAGCGTTGCGCCACTTCGCGCGTGAATTCGCCGCGCACGCCGAGCGGCAACACGATCAGGCGCTTGCACGGGCGGTGCTGGCCGATCTGGCGCATGATCTCCAGGTTGGTGGAGGTCTTGTGCAGGCCGAACGAAGCGAACACGGCGCGCTGGCCGCCACGCAGCGCCCACTGGACGATCTGGCGCGTGTGCGGCTTCAGGTGCGGGTTGATCCGCTCCATCGGCACGTCGAAGCCGAGCCGCGGCGCCAGCCGGATCTTGGCCCGCAAGAAGTCGTGGTACTTTGTTAAAATGTCATCAGCCAATTTCGATCCCCATTGTTGTTGGTCAGAGGCCGCCGCCAGTTGCCGCTGGCGGCGGCTTCGTCTTGTAAAGGTCAGCCCGCGCGCAACGACCACGCCGGGATGTCCGGCCGGATACCGCGCGTGCTCGGGATGTGGCGCTTGCTCAGCGGCGGCCGGTTCATCACATCAATCTGCCGGGGCGCTGCGATCTGGCCAGGGCACTCCGTCTCCGGCTCGGCCGGGCCGTCGTTCTCGTAGTGCGCCAGCGCGGCGTCGGTCAGCGCGATCCGTCCGCACGGCAGCCGGCGCAGCCAGCCGGACTGGATGTCGCGCTCGAGGTTGGCCTCGCGGATGCCCGGCTTGGGGCCGTAGTGCACCCGCGCGAACAGGTCGGCGGGCAGCTTCGAGCCCTCTTCGTAGATCAGCGCGCCGGCCAGGTAGGCGGCGGTGCTGCGTTTCGGGTGCGGGCGGGTCATGCGGTGGTCCTCATCTTGAAGCGGGCGTAGCGGCATCCGGCCAGGTGCGGCCGGCCAAGCGGCTGGTGGCAGCCGGTGCAGCGGCAGGGTGTGCGGGTGATGCTCATGCCGCGGCCCTCGCAATCTCGCGTTCGTGCGCGAAGTTGGCGCGGATCAGCGCCTCGGCGACCGTCGGGCAGACGCTGTTGCCGCACATGCGGACCTGCGACGACTTCGGCAGCGCAATGCGCGGCAGCAGGCGTGGGTCGCCGTCGACCTGCCGGCCATCCACGAACAGCAGCTTCGGGTCGGGAATCTCGTCGATCACGTAGGTGCTCGGGAAGCCCTGGGCGCGGTACAGCTCGTGCGGCGCCAGCATGCGCAGGCCGATGTCGACGATCTGGTAGTCCTGGCCTTGAATCGTCACCAGCCCGAAGCGGTCATGCGTGGGAATCGTGTGCAGCGGCGCACCCAGCTCGACGCCGTCCTTGTCGTTGCCGTAGTACTTGATCAGGAAGGCCCGGACCTCGGCGTGGTGCTGGCCCTGCGCGCTGATCGTGCCGATCGGCTCGTTGGTGGCCGCTGCCGCCGAGGTGCCGCGCAGCTTGACCAGATTGCTGGTGACCAGCCTGTGGTGGTCCTGCGTGGTCACCGTGCTGATCGGCTTGTCGAGCGGCCATCCCGGCGATTCGTTGCCGCCGAAGCTCTTCTCGAGGAACGCCGTCGCCAGCGCGACATCGTACTTCGCCGTGGTAGTCGCCGTCGGCTCATCCAGCCCGCGCGGCCGGCGGTCGCCTGCCCGGCCGCCGACGCCAACTAGCGCAGCCGACACCATGCTGAAGTGACCGCCCTTAACCTGGGCGCACACCGTGCGCAGCGGCTGGTCCACCGGCATCACGCGCTGGTTGCTGGCGTTCGCGTGCTCGTTCAGGAAGGCGCTAACCAGCGTCGCATTGTTTTCGACCGGCTGCAGCGTCGCCTGCGCCAGCGCCTTCTCGCCGCGGTGCGCCGCCGTGATCGTGCGGAACGGCTCGTGCACCGACTCGCTGCGGTCGCCACCCTGGTGCGTGACCGGGACGATCGACGGCAGCACGATCGCGCGGTGGTTCTCGGTCGTCAGCGTGCCAAGCGGCTGGGTCACCGGCACCGGCTTGCCGGCGTAGATCGGCCCGCCCTGGCCGACGATGAACGGTGTCGGGTTGTCGATCACGTAGCGCATGATGCCCTTGGCGATGCGGCGCAGGGTCGCCTCGGCCAGCGGACGCTTGCGGTTGAAGATGGACGGGCACGGCAGCGACCAGTCGATGCATTCGGCGGCCGTGCGATATGGCTTGAGCTTGCCGGTCCTGACCATGGGATGGTCCGGTGCCGCGTGCGATTGCTCGGGCCACACGATGGGCAGGTGGTCGCGCCGCGCCACCATGAACAGGCGCTTCCTGATCGTCGGCGTATTGAGGTCACTGGCGCGCAGCTCGCGGAACTCGATCTTGTAGCCATGGCCTTCCAGCTGCCGCTTGAAGCTGCGGAAGGTCACGCCCTTCTTCGCCGGATCCGGCAGCCAGACTTCCTCCCCGTCGACCATCTTGCGCATCAGCGGGCCCCAGGTGACGAATTCCTCCACGTTCTCGAGCATGATGACCCTCGGCTTGCACTTGGCCGCCCAGCGCATCGTCACCCATGCCAGTCCGCGAATCTTCTTCTCGACCGGCTTTCCGCCCTTGGCCTTGGAGAAGTGCTTGCAGTCGGGCGACAGCCACACCAGACCGACCGGCTGATTGTTGGTCACCTCGATCGGGTCGACGTCCCATACCGACTCGCACAGGTGCTTCGTGTACGGATGGTTCAGCGCATGCATCGCCAGCGCCTCCGGGTCATGGTTGATCGCGATGTCGACCGGGCGACCGAACGCGGACTCAATACCGGTGCTGGTCCCGCCGCCGCCGGCGAAGTTGTCCACGATCAGTTCGTTGCCCAGGTCGAGCGCCATCGTCAGCAGATCGCGCTTCATGCCCGCACCCCGACCGCCGGCCCGAACAGCGCCGCCACCATCGGGTCGCGCATCACCGGCAGCCGGCTGACGCGGATCGCGAAGTCGACGTCGTCCTCCATCAGGTGCAGGTGCCGGCCCGGGTCGCGCTGGGCCACCGCCAGCTGCGCGCGGCTTGCCTTCTGGCGCGCGCCGCGCTGCTGCGGCGCTTCGTCCAAACCGGCGAGGAACGCCGCCACGCACTGCGCGTCGGCGGTCAACCGGTAGCGGCGTTGCACGGTCCGGCCGCCCTCGATCACCTCGACCAGCGGCAACAGGTCGCGCACATAGCCGCGCACGCCGGAGCCGCTCTGGCCGAGTTCCTCGGCGATGTCGTCGCGCGACAGCGTGCGCCGCTGCAATTCGCCGACCAGGCGGCGCAGGTTGGCGGTGCGGCGCACGGTGCGGCGGTCGTTGGTGGTGGCGAGCGTCATGCTACCCTCCGCTCTTCGCGCTCGAGCGCGGCGAACAGCCCGCACACGGCCTGGTGGTGCGCTGCATCGGCGCACAGCTCCGGCTGGTCGCGCTCCTCGGCCAGGTAGGCCAGCGCGTAGGCGCGCACGCAGCGCAGCAGTTCAGGCGACGCCGGCGCGGCCAGGTAGACCGGCACCAGCCCGCGCCCCGGCCGCGCATTCAGCACGCTGCCGATGCCGCCCAGCCGCTCGTCGGCCAGGCGCGCCAGCGCGGCGGCGCTGACGTAGGCTGCCGGCTTGGCGCCGTCCAGGGCGCTGGCGCGCTGGATCACGGTTTGGGCCACGTGCGCGGCCAGCCCCGTGCGGGCGATGGCATTGTGGGCGGCGCGGGCCGCGAGCGGGTCCGCCGTCTCCGGCAGGCGCTCCTGCGCAAGCTCCGCTGTCTCTTGTGGTAGCATCTCAGTTCCTTTTGTGGTTGGTGGTACCCGGGCCCGTTGCAGCGGGCCCTTCTTATTTGTGCTGCTCGCGCACCAGGCGCGCGTAGGCGGCCCGGCTCATCACGTGGCCCGGCTCGACCGGCAACGGCTGCTGCTCCTGCGGTGGCTGCTGCTTGCTCATGCCGCCCCGCCGATGAAACCGCGGATGGTCGGCACCGGCAGGCCGGCGATCTCGTGGCACTTCAGGATCATTGCCGGGCCGACCGGCAGGCGGCCGTGGCGGATCTTGCTGATCACGGGCGGTGCGACCTGCAGGCCGCGCGCCAGGGCGGCGTCGTTCTTGGCGCCGAGCTTCTGCATCACGGCGTCCATCAGGCCGTTCGGGTTGCGGGCCGCCGCGGCGGCCGTCGAGGTGGTTGACATGCGTCTATCTCCTTCTTGTGGTTGGATAAATCGGGTGGACATCCCTGCTGCTACCGTGGCAGCGTCGGGGAGCGGTCTGCGCCGCCCGCCCGCGCAAAAAAACCTCAGCCGACCGCGCGCAGCGGTGCCGGCACCTCGCCCTGTTCGATGCGGGCGATCAGCGCGCGCTTGGCGTTCGCGGCCGCTTCCTCGGCCTCGGTCACTTCCTTCAGCGCCGCCTTGAGCGCCTCCGGGGTCGGGTTGGCGCCGGCCGTCAGCAGCGCGACCGCCGCCTCCGAGCTTTCCTTGACGGTGGCGCTAGCGCAGGCCAGCGCGTCGAACGCGCACCCGTCGGCGCGCTGCAGCTGGTGCGCCTCCAGCTCGAGCGGGCGCAGGATCTCGTTGACGGCCTGCACGCGCAGCGCCAGCGGCAGCGCCGCCAGCACGCTCTGCACCATGCTGGCCGGCAGCGTCGCGTCGCGCGTCACGTTGTCGAGCCAGCGGAACAGCTTCTGGGCCGCCACCTTGGCGCGCTCGAAGGCATCCGCGCTGCTCGAATCGAAGCGGATCCCGGTGGCGACGTCGGCGCCGATGCGCTCGTGCGCCGCGACCACCTCGGTCGCGACCGCCTCGCGGCTCATCTGGCCGGCGCTCTTGCGCCAGCTGTCGATGGCGGCATTGAGCACGGCGACGAGCGGCTGGGCGTGAAGTCCAATCTTCATGACTTTTTCCTTTTTGAAAGCTAATCTGGCAATACTGAACAACAACAAAATCGACCCATGACTACCTTCGCTGCTGTCCTGAACCGCCCACCAAGCGAGCGATTCCAGATGGGCTACGTTTTCCGCTCGAATGGCTGGTTCAGCTCGCCAGCGAACGACGCAACATTCTTGCGAGATGGCGGGTTACGGCCAGCGCGCCCTGGTTCGGGCTTCGGGTCGGTTGAGCGCCTATTTGGTGTCGGCGATCGCATCGGTTCCTCAGCTGCATATATCTCGTCATATGTCAGGGCGACGCCTAGCGAGGCGGCATACGCAATAAGCCTCGCCGCCACGTGGGGTGGCATAGCTTGCCCCCGCTCGTAGTTCGAGATGTTTCCCTGCGAGACACCTAGTCCCTCGGCCATTGCGGTCTGGGTGACGCCAAGGCGCGCCCTGATGTGGGAGATCGTGTTCATGACAATAATATTAGTCGGACTGATTGACTGTGTCAACAGCCAGACTAATTGCCGAATATTAGTTTCACTTATATTCTTGCGAGATGCCAGCACTCCCCCTCACCCATGAACAGCTTTCCGACGCCGCCCGTCTCAAGAACCTCTTTGCGACCTGGCAGAGAGGTCGCAGGGAGGCAGGCTTGCCATCGTCTCAGGAGGCGTTGAGTGACTTGCTGGGGTTCAACCAGAGCGCCATGAGCCAGTACTTGAACGGCCGGATTCCGCTCAACGTCGACGCTGCTACGAAGTTCGCCAATCTAATCGGATGCGCGGTGGTGGACTTCAGCCCAAGCCTAGCCAGCCAGATCGAGAGGTATGCCGCCGCGGCGGAGGCTCTCAACGAGACCCGACTTCCGTATAGTGCTGCCCAAGTATCGCTCGACCCGGAAGAAGACGTAATCCCAATCAAAACCGTAAATATTCGCGTTGAAGCAGGATTCCCAGGGTTTGAGGCTGATCGGGACTTTGAAGACGGCGGCGTCATCCATATTCCGCGCAAAGTGGTAGAAGCAAACGATTGGGTGCCGCAGTGTCTTCTCGCCACCAAGGTTAGGGGCGACAGCATGGCGCCTGTTTTCGCTGACGGCGACATTATCGTGGTCAATATCGCGGACACTAAGCCAGTGTCCGGGGAAATCTACGCGATTAATTACGAGGGAACGCCAGTCGTTAAGCAGATGGCAAATGAGGGGCCAATGTGGTACATGCGCTCCTTCAACCCTAACTATAAGCCGGTTCTATTCAGGACTCCAGACTCTAACATCATTGCAAAAGTCGTCTATCAGCCTGGACGAGTAGTGGCTGGGCGGATTGTATAGTGAGGTATGCGATAGGCAAGTGGATCACTCCTATAGTGATCGTGGAGGTTGACCCAGAGGTGTTTGACGACTCCGCCGTTGGCGACTTGCTCGCGAAGCTGGATCAACACTTCATGCAGCCGGTCGCGATGATTACTCCGGACTGGGAGGCATCGACAGGCATACGGGCGCAGGGCCTGGCTTGCCCGATCGAGATGCTGGCAGCGGCAGACGTGGTCTGGCGCGAGCTCGTGCTACCGTCAGAGGCTGAGATACCGTTCTAGGCGCGACGGCACGCAAGGTGCGCACTTCTAAAAAAATGTATGCATGTGACAAGGCAAACTTAGCCACAACGATACCAACAAGAATAGGAGAAGCTATGAAACGCCGTGCTGTAACAGTCGCCATCGCCGCGCTTTCATTTGGATCGGGTTTCGCGGCCGCCACACCGCTTAGCGATCTGAATTTTTCAGGAAGAGCATTTCAGTGCGAGTCGTACGAATTCGCTGAGATTGACTCAATGTCGCGTGACGAACTTCAGGGCGCCTACTGCAGTTATGTGATCGGTTCGAAACGAGCGTCAAAACGCAATGAAGAAACGAAAGAAAAATACCGGGATCAGCCGAGGATTCTCAGTGCCCTCCTGGGCGACCACATTCAGTTTCTTGAGCGGTGCTCTCAAGGGATGAATAAAACCAGCGACCTCTTTTCGCGCAAATTCCATGCGCCGGCACCAGATTGCGCCGCGATGGCCGAGAAGGTCGACGGCATCATGGAGAAGCGGAAAAATCCGTAACATCCGATTTCCCCGTTTTTCTGCCAGGCCGTTTTGCTTGTGGTCCCGTTATAGGTACTGCTAGGTATCTAATTCTTGGCTGATCTAAGAGTCAGCTTCTGCTCTGCCGCTGTCGACGTCATCCCAGCAGAGCCTCGGTTCCGGATGTCACCCTCCCAGTAGCCAGCCACAAGGCTCGCTTCCGTGGAGAGTGACACATCCCATGCTTTCGCCTTCGGACGCGCACTTGTCGACAGACTTTCAGGTGTTGCCACCTGCCCCCGGCGCGCTCTATCCCTACCACCCACGCGTTGCCCTTCCGGTCGTCCTTGGCTAGCCGGCCTGGTCGTCGGCGGTTTCCCCTCCCTGCTCCAGGCTCGCGTCAAAATTCCTTTTGACAGAAGAATATTACACGAAATATCAGTCAGACTGTTGACTGCGTTAATCAGTCAGACTAATATTGCTGAAACAGCTAAGCGAACTCATCGGAGGCCCGCATGACGCAGACGACGCACCCCAGCAAGGAGCAGGTCAGGCAGTTCATGCGGCAGCGCCGAGTGGAGCGCACCCCGCCGCCCAGCCCGGAGCAGATCCGGCGCGAGCTCGGCTGGCATCTGGAGGCGGCGGCGCGGGCCGTCCGCGCAGGCACAGGCAGCAGGTAGCGCAACGACAACAGGAAAGGACCAACCATGGGTATGACGACGAATCAACTCGACCACCTCGATGCGGTCGCCGAATCGCTGAAGGGCAACCGGGCGCGCGGCGCGTTCGGCGTGCTGTCGACCGGCGAGAAGCTGTACGTGGCGTTGGCCGCGAACCGCGCCGACCTGCTGGCCGGCATGCGCTACACGATCGCGGAAGCGTTGGCGCGGCTGGGCGGCGACGACATTGTCGCGCTGGCGCGGCGCTGGCAGTACCGCGACTGATTCGCAACCAACCGAAGGGAGAGCACGATGAAATACCGCATCAAGGCGCGCACTGCCACCAGCACCACGACCTACGACGCGATCGGCGAGCGCGACGCGCTGATGGACGCCGCCTACGACGCCGGCGCGCTCGGCGTGACCGCAGTGAGGCTGGCATGAGCGAGCGCGAGCTGACCGTCCGCAAGACCCGGCTTGCATGCGCCCTGCTCGTGCTGCTCGCCATCGCGCTGGCCAAGGTGTGCGCATGATCCGCACCTTCGCCCAGGCGCTGGCGATCGTCGCCGCGTTCCTGCTGCTGGTGGCCGAGGCGCAGCGCGCCGACGCCCGGCTCGACGCCGAACGGCCCACCGCCGCCAGCCGGGCCGCGCGTGCCGCCCAGGCAGACCGCCTGCTCGGCCTGCACGACGAACGTCGCCTCTCGCAGCGCTGACCCGATCAACCACAACAACAACGAGGAAACCCGATGTTCTTCAAGAACCTGCAGCTGTACCGCCTGCCCGCGCCGTGGGCGATGAGCGCCGACGCGCTGGCCGCCGCGCTGGCGCCGCACACGTTCGTGCCGCCGTCCAGCAACGAGCTGCTACGCCAGGGCTGGACCGCCCCGCGCGGCGCCGGGCTGGTGCACAGCGTCGGTGGCCAGTACCTGCTGCAGCTGGCCACCGAGAAGAAGCTGCTGCCGGCCGCGGTGATCCGCCAGGCCGCGCAGGACCGTGCCGCCGCGCTGGAACGTGAGCAAGGCTTCGCGCCCGGCAAGAAGGCAATGCAGGAGCTGCGCGAGCGTGTGGCCGACGAGCTGCTGCCGCGCGCGTTCCCGGTCAAGAGCGCCCTGCACGTCTGGATCGACCCGGCCAACGGCTGGCTCGCGATCGACACCGCCAACGCAGCCAGTGCGGACGGCGTGGTCAAGCTGCTGCTCAAGGCGGTCGACCGGATGCCGCTCGCATCGCTGCGCGTGGCGCATGCGCCGGTCGCGGTGATGACCGGCTGGCTCGACGCGGATGAAGCCCCGGCAGGTTTCTCGATCGACCAGGACGCCCAGCTGCGCGCCGCCGGCGAGAGTCGCGCCGAGGTCGGCTACCGGCGGCACACCCTCGAACCGGACGACATGCGCCGCCACATCGCCGCCGGCAAGCAGTGCACGCGGCTGGCGCTGACCTGGAACAGCCGCATCTCGTTCGTGCTGACCGAGACGCTGGCGCTGCGCGCGATCCGCCCGCTCGACGTGCTCAAGGAAGGCGCCGCGGCCGCGTACAACGACGACGAGCGCTTCGACAGCGACTTCGCGCTGATGGCCGGTGAGTATGCGCAGCTGCTGGCCGACCTGGCCGCAGCGCTGGGCGGCGAGGCAGCAACATGAGCGCGCTCGGCGGGCGCGCCGCAGCGAACACCGGATTCCATTGCCCTGAATGCTACGCCAAGGGCGACCAACCGCACGCGTCGACCTGCTCGGCAGCCAAGGCGCCGGCGCCGGCGGTTATCCCGCTCGGCATCTCCAATTACCAGCTCCCCGACGGTACGACGGGAAGCTCCTACACCAGCAGCACCAACCAACCACAACCAGGGAGAACCTCGATGTCCTTCGACACCGCCGAAGCAGCACCCGCCGCAGTGGACGCCACCGCTGCCGCACCGGCAGCCGCTGCCGTTGACCAGCACCTGTTCGTTACCGTCCCGGAAACCACGCTGCCGAACGGCACGGTGGTCCCGGCCTTCCAGGTCGGCCAGTACTACTGCTCGCAGGGCGCGGACGGCAAGCTCGCGATCAACGCGAGCAGCGAGCCGTGGGTCGAGATCAGCTACCACGCCGCGCGCCAGGCCTGCGCCGCCGCCGGCTACTCACTGCTGACCGAGCTGCAGGCGTTGGCGATTGCACACAACATCGCCCAGCAGGGCGCGAACTGGAGCGGTGGACAGGTTGGCGTGGGCAACCTGCTGCAGGGCCTGCACCTCGACCCCGACGACGCCGACGAAGCCTACGCCGGCGACTACGTGCCAGCCGATCCGGCCGAGCGCCGCATGTTCGTGCTGTCGAACGGCCAGACCATCTGCGACGCGGCCGGCAATTTCTACGGCTGGGTCTTCGATGACGTCCAAGGCGACGAGAACGGTTTAGTGGCGCGCGCATTCGCTGCCGATTCGCCGTCGATCACCACGGCGCCATTCCCGTCGCTGGAGCGCGGCATGGGCTGGTATCCGAAGGCCGGCAGCGATTGGTCGGGCCTTGCGCTCATCCGCGGCGGCTGCTGGTATTCGGGCGACTCTGCCGGCGTGTTCCGTCTCGACAGCGGCTGGCCCGACGACGCCGGCGACGACGTGGGCTTCCGCTGCACCAAACCCATTGGTCTCTGATCCCTGGTCCCGGGTCGCCGCGTCAGCGGTGACCGATCCCGAGCCACCGACAAACGCGAGAACCGCCAACATGAAAATCGAACTCACCCAAGAGCACACCTTTACCGCCCGCGCTGGCGCCTACACGGTACACGGCCTGCGCCGCGCCGACCAATGGGAAGGCCTGACCAAACTGGTGGACCTGTCCGAGCGCTTCCTGATCGTATCTGACAACGACGGAATCGTGGTCAAGGGCACGCCCGCGCTGCTGCGCGACCTGCGCCTGACCGCCAGCACCGACTTGTTCGTCACCGTGCCGGAAACTACGCTGCCCACCGGCCAAGTCGTGCCGTCGTTCCAGGTCGGCCAGTACCACTGTGGCAGCGACGGCGACAGCATCGCCATCCGTTCCGACTTGGTGCCGCTGGTACGCGTCAACTACCGCGACGCGAAAACGCGCTGCGTGGACGCCGGCTACCAGTTGATCACCGAACGGCAATGCCTGGCGATTGCCGTCGACATCGCCGGGCAGGACATCAACTGGACCGGCGGCAAGGTCGGGCACGGCGCGATCTACCAGGGCCTGCACCTCGGCACGGTCAGCGCTCCGCAGGCCGGCACCTACGAACCGGACGACAACGAACGCCGCTGGCACCAGCTGTCGAACGGTGCGCGCATCTACGACTTCGCCGGCAACATGTTCAGCTGGGTGTACGACGACGTGCAGGGCGACGCCGAAGGTCTGGTAAGCGCCGCGATCGAAAAGGACTCGCCGTCGCTCGCCAGCGCGCCCTACCCCAGCGAACAGAAGGGCATGGGCTACATCCCGCGCGGCCCGCTGAAGTGGTCGGGCAATGCGCTCTTCCGCGGCGGCTGCTGGTGTTCGGGCGGCTTTGCCGGCGTGTTCCGTCTCGGCGACGGCTGGCCCGGCAGCGCCCGCGACTCCGTGGGCTTCCGCTGCACCAAACCCATTGGTCTCTGATCACTGGTCCCGGGTCGCCGCGCCAGCGGTGACCTCCCTTAACCAGAACAATAAATAAGAAGACAACCATGCAACAGGCAGCAACCCAGCACCCCACCGACGCCGAACTGAGCGGGTTCGGTATCAGCAAATTCAGGGGCATCGACATCGGCCTCGGCCAGGCCGACCCGATGACCGGCATCGCCGCCAAGCTCGAGCAGCAGTACCCGCACCACTTGGTCCTGATCCAGTGCGGCAAGTTCCTGCACGGCTTCGACCGCACCGCGCACGCGCTCAGCACGCTGAAGGGCTACCAGCTCAAGCTGGTCGGCACGACCGATGAACCGCACCTACGCGTCGGCTTCCCGGCCGGTAACTTCAAAAGCCGGCTGTGGTCGATGGTCGAGGAATTCGGCATCCCTTACGTGGTCGCGCTGGGGACGCTGGCGCAGGGTCATACCGTCTACGTGTCGGACCAGTCCAGCCAGCAGTCGACGGTGCTCGCCGCGGTGACTCCCGAGATCGTCGCCCAGGTGATCGCGGACCTGCGCCAGCGCGGCAACCTCAACAAGGCGGCAGCGCGGCAGGTGCTGGCCAACCCGGACAGCGCCGGTTTCAAGCTGAAGCAGCAGGCCCAGGCGCTCGACCTGCAACTGCTGCAGGACATCATCAAGATGCCGCGCGACCTGCGCGTCACCTATGGCGAGAACCTGCGCGCCTGCATGGCGCGGCTGATGCGCGCCGTGTTCGCCTTTGGTCTGGACGTGAACCGGGCCGCATCGCTGCACGCGATCTCGGCCGACGTCGACCTGCTCAAGCACTATCTGGCGCAGGCTCCGCGGCTAAGCAAGCTCAAGTTCGCTTTCGAACACAGAGTGGGCTTAGCCGTTGAGCTTGGGCGCCTGGTCGGCGGCCTGATCCGCGCCGAGAAGGTGGCAGCATGATCAACGAAGGGGGATTTCTGGAAGGTCGAGCAATGCGCTCATCCGCGGCGGCTACTGGTATTCGGACGACAATGCCGGCGTGTTCAATCTCGACAACGACTGGCCCGACAACGCCAACGACAACGTGGGCTTCCGCTGACCCAACAATTACATGCCTGGACGCCGAGCCGCGCGCTCGCGGGAGGTCAATTCTTGGTCGAAATCCTCTTGGGGAGTCCCCGCAAGCAGGGCCGAAGGTAGCACCCATGGCCACACCGAGGACCGCGCCGGGGCCCGCGGGCGCCGGCGCGGAACGAGGCGACGCCAGCCTGTTCGTGCGCCTGACCAGCCTCGACAACCTGCACGCCTGCTGGCTGCAGGCCAAGCGCAGCAAGTCGCAAAGCCCGCGCGTGCAGCGCTTCGAGGCGGACCCGCTGCACTACCTGTTGATGATCCAGCAGCGCCTGCGCGCGCGCCAGTTTTCGTTCGGCCCGTACAAGGCGTTCACTGTGCGCGAGAAGAAGTTCCGCCAGGTGATCGACGCGCCGATGAAGGACCGCGTGGTGCACTGGATGCTGTACCGGTACCTGCTGCCGCTCTGGCAACCGCGCTTCATCCACGACACCTACGGCAACCTGCCCGGGCGCGGCACCCACGCCGCCGTCGATCGGCTGGCCACGTTTTGCCGCGGCGCGAACGCGCGCTGGGCACTGCAACTGGACATCTCGAAGTACTTCTACTCCGTCGGCCACGCTGTGCTGAAGGCGCGCGCGCTGCGCTACGTCGGCGACCACGACCTGCGCCAGCTGATCGCGGCACTGGTCGATTCGTTCCGTACCGACGACAGCTACGACCACCTGTTCGCCGCTGACTCGGCGTATCGGCTCACGCCGGCCAAGGGCATGCCGATCGGGAACCTCTCCAGCCAGTTGTTTGCCAACATCTTCCTGGCCGACTTCGACAGCTGGGTCAAGGGCGCGCTGCGCGTCAAGCGCTACATCCGCTACGTCGACGACCTGGTGGTCGTCGGCGAGACGCAGGCCGAGCTGCTGGATATCAAGGACGCGCTGGTTGCGCGGCTGGCCGCAGACGGCCTGACTGTCCACCCGCGCAAGGCGCGCATCGCGCCGATCGCCGCCGGCGTACCGTTCCTCGGCTACGTCGTGTGGCCGCGCCACGTCTCGGCCGGCGCCTACGTGCGCGGGCGCTACCTGCGCCGCCTGCGCGAGCACGAATCCGGCGGCTACGACCGCAGCGACACGCTGCGCGCCTATCAGGCGATGCTGGCCCATACCGGCCCCACCAATGTCCGCAGGGGCGTTCGCCACCCTGCTTTGCAACCACACCAAACCAAGGGAGAACTGCTTTGAATCTGTCACAAGAACATGGAACGGGCGACGCCGCCCTGGCCGTAACCGCGACCGACGTACCGGGCCGGCGCACCAAGGCGCAAATCATTGCGCTGGCCAACGCCGTTGGCATCGACACGGACACCGAAGGCGATATCTGGGGTAGCACGAACGGCGCGCTGCTGAAGTTCGCTGATGCGCTGCTCGACGCCCACCTCGCGCACCGGTCTCAGGACGCTCCAATGGCGAATGAGCGGACAGACTTTGAGCGATGGGCCTTGGATGAGCAAGTTGCCTATCGCGACGTCCAGCACGGCCTTTGCTTCTACGATGCAGGGTCTGGCGCACACCAATGGATCGGATGGCAAGCACGCGCCAGATTCGGGGCTCCAGCTCAGGGCGCCGAAGCGCAAGCAGAGCGCGCGGCAGTGCCGGAAGGGTGGAAGCTCGCCTTGCACGCTGCTGTGTCGGCTATCTACTTCGATGACTCGTCTGACTACAAATCGGCGCTCGGCGCGGTTGTGAGCAATCTGGACGCGAACCTCGCTGGCGAGTTGCTCGGCAGCCCGAAGGCCGCATACGACAAGGCATGCGCACTACTCGCCGCCCCTGTTCCAGCAGTCGCGCAGGAAGACGAACGGCAAGCTGGCCGCGACCTGAACAACACTCCCTGCCCGAAGTGCGGCCGGCGCACTGGTGTTCACACGCAGGAGGATTGGGAAGAGTGCTTTGGCGTCAAGACGCCTCCAGATGAGGAAGAGGAGGGCGAGCAGGTCGCGCCCGATGATGGCATGTTCTCGTCGGACTGGAAAGACGGCTACTCAGTCGGGTTCCAGGCCGCGAAAAAGCTATCCTCTCCTGCCGCCGCCAGCTCCGAGAGCGTCGATACGCCGGAATTGCGCCGCTTGCTCTACACGTTGTCGTGCACAACCGGCGCGGAGAACAAGGAAATCGAGCGTCGCATCATCGCCCACATCGAATCCCTGATCGCTGCGCGGGTAGCTGGAGCACAGGCCGCGCCTACCGACCTGTCGAAGCGCTTGCGTGCCTACGCCGAGGGTAGCCCGAGATTTCAACAAACGCTGCTACCAACGCGCGACCTGCTCGCAGCCTGCGACGAGATCGACCGCTACTACGGCGGCATGATGGCTTGGAAGCAGACGGCCGAGAAGAAGGATCGCGACTGGTACGCCGAGCGCATGGACCGGATCAACGACCGCATCGCCTTCCGAAATTCCGAAGCACAGGCCGCGCCTGATGCGGTGCGGGATGGCCTTGAAGCACTGCTCATCGAGCGCCGGATCGCCATCACGCCGGAATACGAAGGCGGCTTCCATGCTGCGATTTACGGCGAAGAGGAAGCGCCCCAGTCCAAAGGATTTGGCAAAAAGCCGAGTGAAGCTGTCAGCAATGCGATCAATAGCACCCCGGCAGGCGACAGCCAGCCCGCTGTGGGCGCAGCAGGTCAGGAAGGCGGTGCGTGATGGGGCACGCGACTGAACTTGAGCGCGTCAAAGCCGCCAAGGTGACGCACCGTTGCTCCTGGTGCGCCGAGAAGATTAATGTTGGCTCCCCATACTCCCGATACCGCTACTTCGACGGTGGCGATGCCGGGACGGTAAAGCTGCACCCAGAGTGCCACGAAGTGCTGGATGAAACCGTGCGCGAGGAGGGCTACGACTACGAGTTTTACCCGGGCGAAAACCCGCGCGGCTGTAATTGCGGACACAGCCATGGCTGCCCGACATGCGAGGAGCGGAAGCACAAAGCCCCCGCCCAGCAGGCAGACGACAGCCAGAAAGCCACAACGAAAGAGAAATTCGACTGCTGCGACGGCGAGTGCCCCGTATGCATGAGCGAAGGCCAAATCTAAGGACAACCATGACCGACAAGACCACCATGACCAACCCGCAAAAGAATATTGATGAAGCGATGGTGAGAGAGGCGCTGAAAGCTGTCGCGATCATCCCACGGCTGAAAGTCGAAGAGCGCGGGCCGTACCTGAGTGCGCTCCTGGCGATTTCGTACAAGCTTCTGCGCACGGTCGAGGGCGACGAATTCGTGCGCGGCTGGCTGGAATCCGCCCTGCACGAAGTGACGACCGAGGCACCGGACGTTGCCATCAACGAACTGCACTGAGGACTGACACATGGCCGACCAGACCACCACCACCGCAGGCATCGACCTGGACAAGCTGGAAGCACTGGATGCTAATCCGCTCTACGAAGCGTTGAAGCTCGCGCTTGGAAACCTCGCTCTGCACGACCACAAAGAGGCAAGCCGCATCGGTGCCATGGTCCGTCAGGCGATGACGTGCGTGAGCGAACAGGCGGACGAGCGGGCGTTGTTTGAGGCTTGGTATCGCAAGCGCTACAGCGTGCCTGCTTGGGCACCCCTGAATTTCCCGGATGTGCCGAATGCATGGGAAGTATGGCAGGCCCGCGCCGCCCTCACCCAGAAAGTCGCGCCCGAAGCACCGGTCGCACCATGTGTTCCGGGTGGTGTGGCGAAGCTACTTCGCCATCTTCGAGAGGAGGGAATCTTGAGTGAAGGCCAGATAACCAAGGCGCTTGGCGTTGACCGCCTGACGTGCCGTGAGATTTTGGATGAAGTTGCCATTACCGCACCGGCCACCCAGCAGGCAGGAGCGGCAGATTGCCACGCAAGCTGCGGCTATATCGGTGCCGAGTGCGACTTCCCGCAGTGCAAAAGCCGCGCCCCAGTCCCTGCGGCCACCACAGCAAGCTCCCTGCCCCTCATCACCGATGCCGACCTGCCAGCGACACTCGAGCCTGGCTTCTACCTTGTGGGAGTCACGCTCAAGGGCGAACGCACCCCAGCACCAGCCACCACGGCAAGCGCGAGCGGGGTAATCGGCGCGGGCGATCCAGAGGCGTTCTTTTGGGAGTTCTGCGAGAAGCAGGGCTACCCCAGCGATAGCGATATGGACGATGCGCTGCGTGCTTCATTTTATGAAGGAATCCGCTATTGCGCAGTGCATACCCCGGCCCCAACACCCAGCCGTGAGGCTGCGCCGCTGGACGACGCTGTAATCCGCAAGGTGCTGCTCAAGCATCTTGGCTGGCTTGGGTCGGCAGGGTGGGGCGATGATATCAAAGCCATCTGTGCCGACCTCCGCGCCGCGCTCGCCCAGCAGGGCGCAGGACACGCAGCGCAGGCTGGGGCGGATGCCGAGCGAGAGGTGACCTGGCGCAAGGCACGCGATGACGCGTGCGCCCGCAGCGAGAAGCCGCCGTTGGGGCCGCTGCCGAGCGAAAGTTACCGCGCATTGTGGGAATCCATCAACGGCCCCGGCAGCTGGGACGCCAACCCATGGGTGTGGGTGGTCGAATTCAAGCGGGTGCAGCCATGAACCCGCTCATCGCCCTGTGGCTGTGGTGGCTGATGTGGCAGCCGCAGGATGAGAGGAAGGACCAGGCATGAGCCGCCAGCACCTGCGGCGCGCGGCCGAATCGGCGAAGCAGCCACGAAGTGATGGGAGAAATGAGAAGTGAGCGACATGTTTCTCAGCGGTGAGGAGCTAAGCAGCATGACCAACCGGGTCCAGCATAAAGCCCAGGCCAAGATGTTACGATCCATGGGCGTGGAGTTTCGCACCCGCGCCGACGGTACGCTGGCGGTGCTCCGCGCCCACGTCGACAAGGTATTCGGCAACGCCGCCGAGTCGGTGCCGAAGAAGAAATCGTTTCAACCGAACTGGGATGGTGTCAATGCCTAGGAAGCGCAACAAGGAAAATGCGGGCTTGCCGGCGCGCTGGAAGGCCGAGCACGGCGCCTACTACTACCAGGTGCCGCCGGGGCTGGAAGACCGCTGGGACGGGAAGAAGAAATTCCGGCTCGGTGCAACACTGCCGGAGGCCTATGCGGAATGGGCGCGCCGGCTGCAGGACGTCGACGGGGCAAAGACCATCGGCGCCCTGCTCGACCGCTATGCGCTGGAGGTCGTGCCAACCAAGAACGTGCGCACTCAGGTCGAGAACAACCGCGCGATCCGCAACCTGCGCGCCGTGTTCGGCGACGCCCCGCTCACATGGCTCAAGCCGCAGCACGTCTACCAGTACGTCGACCGCCGCAAGGCGACCCCGGTGGCGGCGCATCGCGCGGTCGACGTCCTGTCGCATGCGTACACCAAGGCGGTCGAGTGGGGCTACGTCGACCGCCACCCATTCAAGGGCGAGGTGCGCCTGCAGGGCGAAAAACCGCGCGACCGCTACGTCGAGGACTGGGAACTGGTCGAGTGCCTGGCGCTCGACAGCAAGCGCAAGAAAGGCAGCGTGCTGATGATCCAGGCCTACATCCGGATCAAACTGCTGACCGGCCTGCGCCGCGGCGACCTGCTGCGCCTGAAGACCGCCGACCTGCAGGACGACGACGGCATCCACGTCACGCCGCGCAAGACCGAGCACAGCACAGGCAAGCGCCAGATCATCGAATGGTCGCCCGAGCTGCGCGAGGCGATCGCGACGGCCAAGGAGGCCAGGCCGGTCGACATCGCGCCGTGGCTGTTTTGCACGCGTAAGGGCGAGGGCTACATCGACGAGGAGAAAGGCACCGCCAGCGGTTGGGACTCGATGTGGCAGCGCTTCATGGAACGGGTATTGAAGGAAACCAAGGTCACCGAGCGCTTCACCGAGCACGACCTGCGTGCCAAATGCGCAAGCGATGCCGAGTCGCTCGAGCATGCTCGCGCCTTACTGGCGCATGCAGACAGCCAGTTGACGCAGCGGGTTTACCGACGCCGCCCGGAGCGTGTAAAGCCCGGAAAACTCAGCATTTGATTCCGGCAAAGCGCTATCCGAAGTGGCGTGAGAGGAAGTGGTGTTGACCCGCCTTAGTCAAAACACTTTCACCGAGCGCATTGCTATTAAGCTGGTAATAACGCTGGCAAAAGTCAATCACTGCCGCCCCAAGTGACTCTTTAGGTGCCACTTTGGCGCACATCCAGTCCAAGCGTGAACCATCGAAATTAAGTCGCATGAACCGACGACGAGAGTCGCCGTTGCATGCCAGCAAGTCAAGGACCACCACCCCTTGGAAACGTTTTCGGACAAGATCGCGCTCCACCGCCTCCATGTATTCATCGGGCCGCGTACTATCGAGCGAAAAGCAGACGAGCTCGTTGCTCGTCCCCGGGGCCTTCGCTAGCGCATAGTGCTTTTTCGATATAATCATGGGCTCATTGCTGATGCAGTTTTTTCGATATTGTTCAAAACCTCGTGGATGATTCCAACGGCAGCTGCTTTATCGTCGAGTATGCGCGACATTTCAACGTTGGCCTCGACGTGGAACAAGCTGTGACGGTGCTTATGATACAGGTTGTAGGATTTTTCCACAGCGGCAACAGTGTGGGGGCAATCCATCTTTTGCCGGACAGATGGTTTAAGCGTGCCGCCATCGACTAAGTAGTCGCCAAAGCCGACCGTGTTTCGCACTGAGTAGCCATGTCGCGCCATGATGACCTTCATGTACGCTTCCAGTCCCTTAAGGGCGGGAAACGCGAAGGCCGAATAATCGGGTAGCTGCACCGCCAGCTTTGCCAGGGCAAGCGAAGGCGCAATAATAGCAGCACCGGCATCGCCTAATAGACCCATAGCACTCGGAATCCACTGCCGGAGCTCCTCAAGAAGGTCGGTGGACGTAACACCTTCAACATGAAAAGACTTCAGCTGAGCGTCAACGACCTGCTTCTTATCGGGCGTCACTTCACATAATATCTGAGCGACAATCCCGTAGACCTCTCTGGCCTTACCTTGCATCAAGAATTTGCCAGTATTGTACAGGTGCAACACAACTTCATCGCCAATGCCTTTTTTGACGCGAAATCGTTGGCCGTGCTCGAGCGGCTCCTCGCCCACCTCGAACTTCCAGTCATGCTTGAGATGCTCAATCAGAAACCGAAAATCTTCCACGCCCAGCTTTGCAAGGACAAGTGGGCGGGGTTCATATTCGGTCCTTAGACATCCGGCCGCGATGACCTCTGCCGCCTTATATGACAGGTGCTGATTCGCGCCAACCTTATAGTGCAGCGTTGTCGTGCCGTCGACCTTGTGAAAAATCTGCAGCGTAGCGGGCTGCTGACCGACCGCCTCGACTTTGTATTCGACAAACTTCTCTTTCGTAGTCGGCCCCAGAACTGCGACGCCAGCCAGTCCGGAGCGCAGTACGTCATCGATACGTTCTTTATCGAGAAAAATGCCTTTGAAATTGTTCGTCATGCCGGCTCAACGTGGAAAAAATCGATGGATAGTTCAGGAATTATATGGCTGGTTGACGATCGGAAATCTATCGAAATGTCACGCGACGGTGACGCGTTGGAATTACCGCGACAACTCGAATAGCGCAACGCGGATTGAATAGCGCAGCGCCCTAAAAAAACATTGGCCTGCGTAAGCGCAATCCTTTGATTTCACTCACTTTTTTGGCCTGCCCAGCTGGGTTCGAACCAGCGACCCTCAGCTTAGAAGTCAGACTTTCCAACGAGAAAAACCGGTATGTTTTCAATGACTTAGCGCCGTTTGGGTGCGCTATTGGATGGCGCTAGGCTCATGTATAAGTGCTTGATTTGATTGAGGCCCATGCCGTTGAATAGCGCAGAAAAACTGGCACTTCCCAAGGTCGGCGGACGCGCTAGCTCAGCCCGGCAACACGACCGCACGCCATTCCTGCACATACCCAGCGCCGTCCGAACCCTTCTCGTAGCCGCGGAACAGCATGCCATTGCCGTGCATGGTAACGAGCTCTGCTTGATACAGGATCGGGACGATGGGCTTCATCTGCTGGTCGTTGCGGGCAGCCAGGTTCAGTTGGATGACTCCGGCCACCGAGGCAAGCGTCAGGTCGCCGGTGGCGCCCGGGTCACTATCGATGTCGTGGTCGCTGCGGCGCTTGCCGCGCTCGCGGAGGCGGGTGATGGTGACGTACATGGGCGCGAGTGTAGCACTGTTGACCCAGCTCACCCTGAACCCACCACCCAATAGCGCTTGATCACGGGATGCCGCAGGGTTCCGCCGTGCGTCCATTCCGTGAACGCAACCCGTGCGTGCAGCAGCGGCCGGACCCAATACACGCCCCTCTCTTGTCCAGTCGCGCCGGGGACCGATGGCGGCGCTGGGATATGGCTGAACGCGGCGAGCAATTCGCGCCGCTGGCCGTCGCTCAGGCCTGAGCCGACCGAGCCGACATAGCGCAGCCCTTCTTCCCCGGCACACATCGCTAGCAGCAGGGATCCGACGCCCACGCGCGACCGGGTGTACCCAACGATCACGAATTCGTCGACCAGGCCGCACTTAAGCTTAATCCAGGCGTGCGAGCGGCGCGACACGTATGGCGCGTCCTTGCGCTTGCCGACGATCCCCTCGAGGCCGATGTCGCATGCGGCACGCAACATCTCGGCCGGGTCGCCGGCCAGCGGTGCACTGAACTGGACGACGCGCTGAGGCACGTTCGGCAGCACCAGCGAGAGCAGCCGGCGGCGTTCGTCAAGCGGGCAGGCGCGCAGGTCGTGGCCCGCCAGCCAGGGGCAGTCGAACAGGTAGTAGGTGATGCGCTCGCTTCGGCGCGCGTCGATCGACTGCTGGAGCAGCCCGAAGTCTGGCAGCCCGCGGTCGTTCAGCACGACGATCTCGCCGTCATAAAAGCCGCTCGGCAAGCAGAGCCTAGCCAGCGAACGGCGCAAGCACTCGAGATCGGCAGTCCAGTCGTGGCCGTTGCGGGTAAACAGCCGGATGCCGTTGCCAGCCACGCGGGCGAGCATGCGGTAGCCATCGAGCTTGATTTCCCAGACCCACTCGTCGGGCGTCGCCGGCGCGGCGTGTGCGAGCGTTACCAGCTGCGGCGCGAGGCGGGTCGGTAACGGCGCGGCGACGGCGGACGAAGGCATGGACGGGACGCGGGGCATGTTCGCTCCTGATCAGGCCCAAGCGTACTCCTTTCGCCGTTCGTTTTTGGCGTTCTACGAAACCGCCATGTGATCGCCTCAGTCGGCCTTCCCGCACTGCTTTCGCTCGACCTTGTCCTTCGCCTTGGCGTCGGCGCGGGTCTGCCATTGCAGGTTGGGCAGGTCGTCGAGCGCCAAGCGCTCGGCCTCGGTCTTTGCGCAGGCCAAGGCAATCTTGTGGTCGACCACATAACCGGCACAAATCCCAGAGGTGCGGCCGGTGGCCGGGCATGGGACGGTGGCACGGAAAAGCCGGATGATTTTAGGGTTGCGCTTGAGCCTCCCGAAGTCATCTCTAGCCGGCGCCTGCGCGTGGGCGAGGACCGGCAACAGGAGCAAGACAAGTAGCTTCATGCGCGCATTCTAGAAGCCCGTCCCGGCGCCCCTTTTGCGAACACGCAGTTCGCTTGACCTGCCGCCGAGCTCGCCTTGACGGTTAACAAGTTGGCGTAAACACAAGCATGCGAGGATGCCTCATCACATTACGGAGGCAACATGGCAACAGATTTCTACCTGCAGATCGAAGGCATCAAGGGCGAGTCGTCGGACTCGAAGCACGCCGGCTGGATCGAATGCATGTCGGTCAACTGGGATATCCGGCAACCAAAATCGGCCACGGCTTCGACCGG